AGATCATGAGCGGGCCGCACCGGCAGGATGTTTTACGGGTTTCCGCAAGCGTGGCCGGGAACGCCAAGAGCAAGGAGGCCTGACGTATGCCTATATTTCAGCAAGGCACTTTGAATACCACGGCGCTGGTGGTGCCAGATCTATATGTACAAATCGTGCCGCCGCAGAATTTGGTGTTGAACGGTGTGCCGACGAACTTGATCGGCGTGGTGGGCACGGCGAGTTGGGGGCCGGTGAACCAGCCTGTGGTTGTCGGCACCATGGCGGATTATGCGCAGAATTTTGGCCCGATCATTGTGCGCAAATACGATATGGGTACCTCGGTGGCCACGGCGGTGCAGCAGGGGGCTTCGAGTTTCCGCTGCGTTCGCGTGACGGACGGTACCGATGTGGCGGCCAGCTATGCGGTTAATTCGGCGAACAATACCAATTCGGCGATGTTCAGCGCGCTCTACACGGGGTCGCTTGGCAATTCAGTGACGCTGACCTTGTCGCAGGCGGCAAATCTCAGCTGGCAATTGGTGGTCTCCTTGCCCGGCGTAGTGCCAGAAGTTTTCCAGAATATCCAGGCGCCGACGGGATCTCCCTCGGTTTTTTGGCAGAATCTGGTGAATGCGGTCAATCAGGGGATTGGGCCGCTGCGCGGACCTTCGCAGATCATTGTGGCCACGCTTGGGAGTTCGACCACGGTGGCGCCCACGGCGTTCGGGCCGCAACTGCTGGCGGGCGGAACCGATGGGGCCAGTGGCGCCACCGCGGGGACGCTGGTGGGGCAGGACAGCTTGCCACGGACCGGCATGTATGCGCTGCGCTCTCAAGGGTGCGGGATCGGCGTGCTGGTCGATTCCGATGATTCGACGCAATGGACAACGCAGGCGGAGTTTGGGCTATCCGAAGGCGTTTACATGATCCTGGCGGGGCCGCAGGGCCAGGCGATCAGCGAAGCGGTGACGACGAAGCAGAGTGCCGGGCTCGATTCCTATTCCGCCAAGCTGATGTTTGGCGATTGGGTTTACTGGAATGACCAGGCCAATGCAATGACAAGGCTGGTTTCGCCGCAGGGGTTTGTGGCGGGGCGGCTGGGGAATCTTTCGCCGGAACAATCCAGTTTGAATCAGCCTTTATATAGCGTGATCGGCACGCAGATGTCGGGGGCGCCGAATAGCGGGCAGGTTTCAACCTACAGCTACGCGGAATTGCAGACTCTGTTCGAGAACGGCATCGATGTGATTGCCAATCCGCAGCCGGGCGGGGCGTATTGGGGTGTGCGTTGCGGGCACAACTCCTCCTCCAACCCCGCGATCAATGGTGACAATTATACGCGACTGACGAATTACATCGCGGCGACGCTTTCAGCCGGGATGGGGCTGTTTGTCGGGCAGGTGATCAATGCCGGGCTGTTCCAGCAAATCCGATCGACGCAGCTGAGCTTTTTGCAGAATTTGTTTGCGCAGGGGGTGCTGGGCAGCCTGGATGGGTCGGCGCCGTATTCGGTGATCTGCGATGCGAGCAATAACCCGCAGAGCATGACGAGCCTGGGGTTCGTGCAAAGCAATGCGCAAGTGCAGTTCCAGAGCATCAACGAAAAATTCATCGTCAATGTCGAGGGCGGGCAGACGGTGGTGGTGCAGCGGCAGGTTCTGCCGGGTGGTACAGGTTAGAAGAAAGCACTTCTTTTTTGAAAAAAAGAAGCAAAAAACTTTTGTTAGCTGTCGCGGACCTCTCAACCAGCGTGCGCAAAGACATAAAGTTTTTTGGTTCTTTTTTTCAAAAAAGAACAGTCTCTCTTGAATTGTCTTAGGAGATGAAACGAATGCCGATCAATTCCTTTTCGATCGGGCGCGATTGCCAGCTTGTGGTGATGGGGCCGCAGGGGCGCGTGGACCTGACCTATGTGACCGGATTTGAGAGCCGCCAGGTGACGCAGTCGGTGCGGTTGGACCGGCTGGATGGCGTGCCGATGGGCGCCGAGCTGCCCAAGGGCTGGGAGGGCAGTTTTGAGGTGGAGCGCGGCACAAGTGCCGTGGATGATTTCATTGCGGCGGCCGAACAGGCATTTTTCACGCAAGGCTCGCTGCCGGCGGGCACGGTGTATCAGTATGTGGCGGAGGTGGATGGATCGACCTCCACCTACCAGTATAGCGGCGTGGTTTTTAAGCTGGTGAATTCCGGCACCTGGCGCGGCGATGCGAGTGTGCGGCAAAAACTGGAGTTCTTTGCAACCCAAAGGCAGCGCATCTGATGGGGGCGAGCGCGCAGATTGTGGGATCTGCCATGGCACCGCTGGTGGTGCGAGACGCGGAGGGGCGGGAACTGGTGCTGCGCCGGTTGACGGCGCTGGATCGGCTGCGGTTGTTCAAGGCGATCGGGCCGGTGCAGTCCCAAAACAATCTCTATCTGGGCATGGCGACGCTCGCGGCCGCGGTGACGGCGATTGATCAGGTGCCGGTGCCGCCGCCGGCGACCGAGGCACAGATCGAAAGTTTGGTGGCGCGGCTTGGCGACTCTGGCATTGCGGCGGTGGCGGATGCGCTGGCGAACCATGTGCAGCCGGTGATGGGGAGCGCCGAGCAGGGAAACTGAGTGTGCACCCCGATCTGGTTGACTGCCTGTATCTGGTCAAGAACGGGGTGCCGTTTGATGTGGCGTTTGCGCTGCCCGCGGATGAGCGGATGGCGTGGGTTGTGGCGATGGGGCGGCTCGAAGGGCTGGATTACGATTGGAGCGCGCGGCGTTGGAAGAAAGTGTGAAGGACGCGCTGCTCGCCGCGGGGGAGCATCTGGCCGAGGCAGTGCGCGCGCATCTTTTGGCGCGCGGGTTGCCCGATGATGTGTGCCTGAGGGTGGAAGATGGCCGGGTGGTGGTTGCTAGCCGGTCCCAGGTGGTGCGGCGGGCGGAGCTGGGGGCGGCGGGCGCGCCGCCCCTTGGTGTTATGGAGGGGGCCGCGCGCGATGTGGCGCCGGATTTGGCGCGGCGGATCGCGGCCCATCTGCAAGGTGCGTTGAAATGACGGAAGCGTTTGAAATCGGCGTATCTCTGGCGCTGCAGGATGGGGTTTCCGATGCGATCGTAAAGGCGCAACGCGATATGGCGGCGCTGGAGCGGACGATGCATGATGGCGGGATTTCCATGCACGCGCTGCGGGAGGTGGGGGCGCGCGCGGCTTCGGTGCCGGTGGCGGATCGGTCGGCGGCGGTTTCGGAGAAGGTGCTTTGGCGCAGCGCGCCAGAGGCGCCTGTGGCGGCGCCACCGCCCGTTCAGGCGCCTGCCGTGCATGAGGCGAGCGCGCCGGTGATGGGGGATTTTGGCAGCAGCTCTGCGCCCGCACCCGCCGCCGTTCAGCCACCGCCGGTGCGTAGCCTGGCTGACGGTTTTTTGCCCGCGCCCGCGGCACCGAGCGTGGGCGAGACAGGGCCTGAAGACGCGCAAGTGGCGCCGGCCGCTTGTGTGCGCGAGCCGGACCCGCCGCAGGCCCCTCTCGCGGATAACACTGAGCAGGCGCAGGCGGTGGCGCCGCGGCAGGCGGTGCAAAGCATTTTTGTGGCGACGCCGCTTCCCGCCGCCCCATTGCCAGAATTTTCGGGCGTGCCGCAAAATTTTGGGGATAGCGCCGTGCCATCGCGGGATCCGGCCGAGCCGGCAAGCGGTACAGCGCCAGCTTTACGGCGCATTGCGCTGGCCGATGTGCCGGGGGGCGCGCCTTTTGCAGCTTGGCGGCCGGACGATTCCGCCGGCGAGACTTTTGCCCAGGGTGGCGTGGAGCCGGCCTGGGCAGGCGGGCCTGCCCCGGCGCAGCTCGGGTCTGCGCCAGGGTTCCCGCAGGCCCGGCCGGCGGCCGAGGGGCCGGCGGCGCCACAAGCGCAGGCGCGGGAAGCGGGGCCGCAGGGCGGCGACGTTATTCTCGATGGAATGAAGGTGGGGCGGTGGATGTCGCGGTTGCTCGACCGCGAGGCTGGTCGCGCGAGTGCGGGCCCGACCGGGTTTGATGCGCGGCGCGGGCAGTTGCTGCCAGGTGTCACGGTGGGGGGCTGATGTCGCTGATAAGCCTGGGCGGCGTGGTGTTCGGCGATTTTGAAATCCCCGGACAGGTGCGGTTTGGCGGTGCGCAGCAATTGGCGGTGCACCAGCTGATTGGCGGCGCGCGCGTGATCGATGCGATGGGGCGCGACGATGCGGCCGTGGAATGGCGCGGCGTGTTTTCCGGCGCCGATGCGGGGAATCGGGCGCGCATGCTGGATGCGATGCGCGCCGCTGGGCAGGTGCTGAGCCTTTCATGGGACGCGTTTAGCTACAGCGTGGTGATCGAGCGGCTGGACCTGGAATATTGCAGCCCGTGGTGGATACCGTATCGCATCACATGCACAGTGGTGATTGACCTGGCGCAGAATGAGGCTGGTTTTGCAACAGACCTTGAAGACGGGCTGACGAACGATCTGAATGCGGCCGCCGCGTTTGTTGACGTGTCGGGCGCTTTGGCGGCCGTTGCCGTCTCCGACGCCCTGACTCCGGGCAATGCCGATTTTACCGCGGCTTCGGTGGCACTGGCCGGCGCGGGCGCCACGGTGGATCAGGGGATCATTGGCGCGGGAAGCGAGTTGAACTCTAACGATCTTGGAACGCTGGTGAGCGCATCCGGCTCGCTTGCGCAACTTTGCGCGGCGCGCGGCTATGTGGGGCGCGCGGCGAGCAATCTGGAAGAGGCGGGCACCTGATGC